GCACCAGTAGTAACACCGCCACGGCCTCCGCCGCCCATATGCGAAGATCCACCAGTTCCGCCCAGCGCGTTACCATTTACCCCCACTATTCCCCCCTGGCCATCACCTCCCACTAAATTAATGTCTCCATTAGTAGCTCCACTTCCTGTTCCACCAATATTATTACCATCAGCCGAACCATCCCCACCGCCGCCCCCGGTGCCAGTTACAGTAGTTGCGCCATCGGCCCAACTGGAATTTCCTCCCGCACCTCCGTTTCCTCCAGTATCCGCACCAGCGGCACCTGCGGCACCGATTGTAATAGTAGATGTTGCAATACCAGAAACATCAACCAGGAATATACCAGTACCTCCCGCACCTCCACCACCGCCCGCAGAGTCCGTAGCACCGTCTGAATCAGCATGTGCTCCACCAGAAGCACCGCCACTCAACTCGAGAGTAAGGGAATTTAACCGGCCCTGACCGTCATCATCTTCCTCATCCAGATTTTTTATCGGCATCAGAACATTAGATGAGATAGCTTGATTGGAAGCTCCGATGTCATCGTCTTTACTGGTATCATCAAATTTTCTTACGTAACCATCTTTACTTCCCATCAGCAGATCAGCGTTACTCTCATCATTCGCTGAATAGTAAAGCATGGAATAAGTACCACACTCTTCAGGGTATGTCTCGGGAAAAAATCCTTCTCCTTTTATGTCGTAAAAGTAATTTGAATTGCTACCGTCTGAAAGTTTTGTTATAGCAATTACAATTCCATCTCTTCGTTTATCGTAACCAAGTACAATTCGATGTGTTGTCGGGTCTGCTGCTTCGTCTTCAAGAAGTTTAGGTAAAGTAAAAGTTGAGAGGTTCTGAACAAAAGTAGTTCCTCTTTTAATTCTGCTTACCCCATCACTACCGTATAAATACAAATCTCCTATTTTATCAAAGCACCAAGACTGTGCCCCAAAAATTCCTGAGAAATCATCTATTGAATGAAGTTCTCCCCCGGCTGCCGGGTCTCCTTGTAGGTAGTGCATACTTGAAGCACAGCCAAATACAAGATAGTCATCATGGAAAGGAATCAAAGCTCTTACAATATCCCCAACTTTACCAGCATCAGAATTTGTTCCGGCTACCGGAGACTGGGCATCGAGAGCAACATAAGCAAAGTCAAACGGATGTAGTTGTCGGGCCATGTACCATTGATGAGGGTCATTTGGGTTTCCACTAAGAACTGCTCTTCCTCTATACCAACATCCAAGGTAAACTTTCGCAGGTAAAGAGCCTGATGCCCCGTCCGGATAAACGGTCCAACTATATTGATGAGGGGCAGTACTTGCTTCAGCCACAGCAGTAGCCCATCTTGTAGCTGGTAGTGCCCCCCCTCCAGTTATTACTTCAAGTTCCCCGCTGACAGCAAATGTTCCACTTGTAGTAAATCCGTAAACTATTGTCTTGGTAGCATTAACAAAATCTACTACCATCGTTGCCCCGGAATTACCACCGGTAAGAGTAGAACCTCTTGTTGGTGCAGTAGTCCATGCAGAGTTGAGTGTGATCTTGGTATTTGAAAAATCTACAATCTTTAGAATCGTTCCGTTGACTATGAAGGCTTTCTGTAGTCCTGAAAACATATTCAAGTTATCAGAAGTGTCAACAGTCAATCCAGCAACTTGTGTAAGTGTACCAGCCACGGTTCTCTCCGTATATACAGTGTCGTTACCAACAACGACTAAGCGTTTAATACTTGTTTGTGGGTCTATTGATACAACCATTAGGTTTCCGCGAAAATTTTGTTATTTGAAGCTGCAACGACTCTTTTTATAGTCACCATATTGTTTAATCCACTGGGAACAGGGGGAGCAAAAGCGACTTCGGTAGTAAAGGATACTTGAATCGTATCATAATTTCGAGTAATTGAACCAAATGTAACAGTTCCATGCGTAATGTCTAAATTTACTTTCCAAGTGTATTCAGTACTTCCAGATAAAGCAGAATTTACAGGAATAGTAATAGTTCCAGTATAAGTCTGAGGACTTCCTATCACAAAAGTCAAAGTCCCTTGATCAATATCTGGACTTTCTGTAAGAATTCGACTTGTTGTGGAGGTTATAGTTTGACTGGCTCCTGTATACCATCCAATAGGGGGTCCTCCGGGGTCATAGTATTCTTCGACTCTAAGCAAGTAAGTAATTTCAGATAAATTTACAGATATTTCTGTAGCTTCGTCTGATGGAGTTGGTATTGCTGTTGCTCCTAAAATAATACCAAGTCTTGTGTCCCCAATATCTGCCATCAGATCACCGAATTAACTGATATCATAGCCACTACTGGCTGTTCAGTAGCCCCAATCCGAGTACCATTTCCCCACTTATCTAAACCCGGACGTTGACCGATACGTACACGTTTTTCTTGTACATCGACCGGTCGTACATTATTCATATACTCGGAAGTAAGTTCAGGAGCATGTCCGGTAAGACTGCCTTTGAAAATTCCTTTGATTGGCGGGAGTATTTCAGCCATTATGTTCTCCAGAGAAGATTTACTTTCTCACCGGTAGTTCCACCAAAGTATAGAAGATTCGTATTACTTATTGGAAGTCTTAGATATGCTTCACTGTCATTTAAGGCTGGACCGGAAGCAGCAGCAGCAGCAGTTTCACCGATCTTCACTGTCTTGCCAGCATTCTGCCAGATAATAACTTCTCGACACGGCTGATTAGCCCCTTGTGCAGCACTATCTACAAAAGTGAGAATCTCTACACCAAAACCTCCTGATACTATGTCAGAAGGACTTGCATTATCTTGATATTCCATGTTAGTTCCTGTATTTTAGCCAGTAAGATTTACTTCAGTCGGCTGATAGTCGGTAAGTTCCAGATTAGTTGACAGGTAAAATATCTCAACCAACATCTCACCGGCTGTAATCAGACCAAAATCACCGCTTTCACTCAGCGTAAGTTTTACTGAAATGTCGGAAGGTTCGGCCACAAGACCGGCATCAGCAGAGATAAAAGCAGCCTTTACTAAATTACGTGCAACGGCAGATACGGTATGTGTCGTATTGCCGCTGTACTCATCAGCATCACCAGCCGTACCTATACTAAGAACGGGAGTCGTTCCATCAAAAGCTGTTTTGACTGTGACTTTGGAACCAAGAACAAAAGAACCAGCAGGTATCTTCTTGTCCAAATTTAAGGTTCCATCAGCTCCTCCACCGTCCGTGAAGTCTCCCGGCACTACAATCTGAGCGACCTTTCGGATACCCATCCCAACGTGATTCATTTCCAGTTGTTCTGCTACATTCTGAATACTCATTTCTTTTCCTCTCTACTACAATGTTTGTGTTAAATTTCCTGTCCATAAACTGTATAAACTCCACTTGGAATCCAGTAACTACGATAGTCAAAAAGTGACCCATAGTTTAATCCAGTGTCCCGAACTCTTCCGACAGTATCAGGGGCCTCGCCTTTATCCTTCCGTATTAGTGCTTGAATTAGATCAACCGCTTTCTTTGTCTCCACACCTATTTTTTCATCTTCCTGATTCTCGGCCACGGCCAAACAGCACTGAAGGATGGTCTCTGATTCAACCGGTCCACCGATGAAGTAATCAGTAGTTGTTTCCGGTTTGTCCGGTGTCATTACATACGTGCTATTTACTACAGATCGATTCACCGGAGTTGGATAAACGATCATTTCTTTTACTGAACCAACAGCCTTGTCAAATTTTGCTGTTCTTATTGCATAGGAATAAGGGTAACTGGTGAACTCAAGGTTACTTCTATTTCGCATGATAGAACGCTCGGAAACTTGCTGCATTTGATTTCCGTCTGCTACTCCATCATATTCGATCTTTCGGAAGAACCGGTCAAAATCTTTAGGGAGAGGATACTCCCATTTGTTAGGTTCAAAGGTCATCTTCCAAGGCTGTCTTAACCAACTCCATATATAAATCTCTTCATCTTTGGGACTGACCGGCATTAGAAATTTCATGTACCCTCGGTACACAATATCCTTCACTGCTGCCAGATCGGTAGCATCGGTTATATCCGTGCCGAGGTAATCGGCGACTTTAGTATAAATATCGGAGAATGTCCATCTCATATCCATATTAGTATTTCCTCAAATAATTCGACAGGGCGACCCTCCTTGGTCAATCCCTATCGGGGGAGACAGATTATTCTCTGCCTAAACTATATACTCTAATAATCATTTCTTCATATCTTGGACCACCAAGAGAAATTAAGTTCTTCGCAGGATTGTGCTCGCGGCTGATCAATTCATCCATGACCATTTTTAAGACTCTCAACTCATCTTCACTGATAGTTAAAGAATCTTCTTCACATGCTCTGATTTCTCTTCCTAACATCATCCCATCAAAAGACTCAACACCATTTTTGTATGTGCCGGGAATCCTTAAAAGATCAGCAAGTTCCTTCTTGATATCAACAACTTCCTCGGCTTTTTCAGTAGTTCTTTTCTTGTCCTTTACAACAACTTTGTCTATTTCTATGCTGTATTCAGTCAAGTTCAACTCGTAACTTTTCATGTCTGTCTCCAATAAAAAGAAATATAAGATAGACACAGTTGAAAACCATGCCTATCTTATAGATCATAAAAGGTTTAACCTTCTTGAGCAAAACGAACCCAATCGTAAGTTACTGTGTCATCTTCCGCAGCACCATTCTTAGTAGCAAGAGTGGGTTGCAGAACAGCAGCAGTCGGGAAGTCAGCAGCAGCAATGTCTGACGCAAGAATTGGGTCGGCAGTGTTGACACCATCAACGAATACCTGAATATCTGTGCCATCAAAGTACATACCTACAGTGAAGTATGTGTTGACGGTCATTGTCTTGACATCGGCATCGTGAATAACCGGAGACTGACTGGTTTCGTCATAAACAGCATCTATCCCTGTGGTATCAGCATGGAAAGACTGAAATCCAAGAGAACCTTCTGTTTGAACTGAGGCCCCATTGTCGACAATC